AGACGTTCAACATTGTAAGCGGAAATCGGTTCAATTTGGTAAACACCATATTCAGGTGACACATAAAGTCTCATGTAGAAATCGCCATATTTACAGAGATTTCTTGTCCAAGACCAGATGTTATGTTCAATGTTTAGAATATCATAGAACAAGTTTTCAAGAATTCCCTTGATGTTATCATCTTCGGCCTGAACAACCAAAATCTTACCCAACTCGTTTACGGTTGTGGATTCATCTGCATAGATGTCCAAAGCAGAAGCGAGAATCGGGTCCATATCCATCGTATCATAATCTCTAAATAAGTCGATACGAGCAGCCTGATAGGCTAATGAAAAGTCTCTTGTGTAAGCATTGTAAGATGTGGAACGAACACGATTGAAGCGGTCACGAAGACTGTTTCTATCTGTGGCATACATTAAGTCACTTGTATCCTTGACTTTAAGTTTCTTGCCACCGACGTTTCTTACTACCACACCCGTAGAAAACAACTTCTTTAGACGGGCAAATAACGATTTTTGTTTAATATCAATCTCGTCACCGTCCATTTTTGTTTCTGGTCTTATTGTTGAATTACTCATTATTTTCTCCTATAACTTCTGTAAATTCTTTATTTACCGCATCATATCTCCAGAACTTCTTTGGTTTAAGAATTTCGATGATTTTTTGTTGTCTTACCAAATCTTTTTGTTTTTGAGATAGTTTATTATGGTATTTTGAATCGTATTCCAAAACAATATTATGCTTTTGGTCATAACCATCAATATAAAACAAGTCTTGGTCGGTTTTAACTTGAAAGTTTAGTTGAAAATTAAAACCAAAAGAATTAAAACTTTCAATTAATTCCAATTGCCCCTTATCAGTTTTGACTTTTAACCACTGTGAACGATACAAAGCATCTAAATGTTTCTTTCTTACGTCGGGTCTATACATTGCCTCTTTTACAGATTTAGATGTTTTATCTTTTTCTGTTATATTCAAATATCTTTTAATTTGAGACTTTGATAGTTTTTCTTTTGTGTTATTAGATAATTTTTTACCTAATTTAACTGCCGACATTTTTTTCTTGGTAATATCAGAAATATTCTTACCAAACATCCAACTCTTATTTCCACACAGTTTTACACCAAACATAGGATTATTTTCTCCACTTGAAGCACATGAATGACATTTTATTTTATCTCGGCATTTTCTGGCTGCTCCAGACTTTGACCATATTCCTGTATGTTCAATAATATCATTACAAGATGGACATTTTCTACACCAATTTTCTTTGGTATTTTTCCAAATCAATCCTTGTAATTCATATGTTTTACTTAACTTCATGTATATAAATATGTATAATGTTTGATATATTCATTATCATTATACATACATTTGGCACAAACGTTTATTTCGTTATTCTTCCTAAATCGGCTCCAATATCCAATGGAAACATCATAATATCCATCTATAATACAAGTTTTATTAATTCCTCTCATTTCATGGTCCCAGTAAAGAGGGCCGGTTCCTTCTATTGTTAATTTACATCTATCACATATCATAATTATTATATCAACGGAGTAACCAAGTAAGCGACGTTACATCACCAGGCTTACCGCCTGTTTTCATTTGCCATGAGTCTCTACCATTTGAGGTCTGTCCGGCCCTATAAATCGGTGTTTTATCGTTATTTTGATTAACGTGTATCTTATCAAGCATAGTTTTAGTCAAAAGAATACCATCAGAACGTAGTCTCAAGGCCGTGTCTCTAACCCACAATCCTATGGCAAACGCCATAACCAAATCGTCGTTATAGTTTTCTGCGGCTTGTGCCTTTCCATTTTCCCAAATGAAAGTCTTCAATTCTTCAATCAATCTGGATGAATGGATTGTTACAGCTCTTTCTCTGAAATAAGCTTCCAATTTAGAAATGATGACCGGTCTTGTGCTGATGGTTGTAGAAAATCCTGGCTTCAACTTCTTATCTTCAGCATTGAATCTGTTGGTAAGTTGTCTATGAACTTCAATAACTTTTAAATCCAAACTACTATAGAATGTATTTTTGTATTCACGGTCAATAATTTGTTGTAATACTGCCGGCCCAAGACCGTTGTATTCCACAATCAATAGTGCGTCGTTATATCTTGTTGACATTGCCACAAGTTCATTTCCAAAATCTTTCATTGAAAGCTGTCCATGATACTCCGCAACCTGTTCTAAAGTATCCACATCAATTATATGAGCGGCGGAGTAATCTAATCCGTCACCACGAGCAGGGTCTGCACAATTATGAGTTGTTATATTTTCACATAAAAACGTTCCGGATTTTGTAGTAAAATTATGAACCAATCCGTTATATTCAGATTCTTTAATTTTTTTAACTCGTAAATAAATATATTTCAAATCATTACTTAAATAACAATCTGATGTTCTTTGTGTTTTAGATTTTTTTTCACAATTAAATAAAACTCCATATGAATAGTTGTGTATGTTTAATTTATATTTTTGTTTTGTATTATAAATTTTATTTTTTATAATTATTTTACCCGGACGTTTTGATAAATTAAGAGACGAAACACAACCAACAGAAAATAATATATCTTGTATATCTTCTAATAATCTCAAAGATATGGATGTGATTGTTGCCGATTTCGTTTTTCTTTTATTTTCTAATATACATCCATCTCCTTCTATATATCCTCTAACTAATTCTTTTTTCTTATCATCGTGTATATATTTTATGCATTCATCTATATATTTTCCACCGGCATATTTTCCGAAATATTTTTCTAAAAATTGTCCTATTTGTTTTGAATTAAATTCACAGTATATCGTATTATTTCTAGGAGTGCTGATAATAAGTTCTCTATCAAATAAAGATTTTACAATTATTTTCAATTTATTTATAATATCTACTTCGTTAGAGTTATGACAAGTATGTATAGATATATTTCCTTTTTTATCTTTATAAACCCAGCCTTCTGCTAACCAAATTCCTACAAACCACCAAAAATCCGTTTTAAATAATGGGGTTTCTTTAATATAGAAATCATATCTAGTTTTATCTACATAAGGAATTCCCCATATGCTATCATAAAATACGTTTGGTATAACATATCTATTTGGATAACAAATCCAATCTCCGACCTTAACATTTTTAGCATCTATAAATTTAAAATCATGTTCCCAGTATCTTTGGTTAAATTTATAGTTCACATCATTTTTTTTATACATTCTATTTAATTTAGAATTTTGGCTCACTAATATAGGATGTTCGTCGGTAAATTTAGTAGTTCTAAAAGTATTTGATGGTGTTATTTCATATATTTTTCCATCATATTCCCTCACTTTTATGTCTTCTATATCAGTTTCATTTCCTTCTTTATCTATTAATTTATCTTCATATGAAATGGTTTCTACTGGTTTTATTCCTTTATTGGTTAATACAAATTCTCCGGTTGGTAAACAGGTAATATAACTATGACCTTCTTCTGGCTGTTTGAATATCCACCATTCTTCGCCACGATAGGCTTCGATTCTATCACGAACCATTTCTGGATTCTCTTCATATTCTTTGAGAATCATCAAATCAATTACGTTAGTTCCTGATGATAGAAAGTCACAATCACACTCCTGATTGGCACCCTTTACACCCAACTGTTTTGTTTGTTCGTCTCTCCAATGTTGATTACGTTCAGGATGTAACTGCCATGGCAATTTAAGAGTTTTGAAATCGTTCTTTTTCTTTTCAGCATTGACCCACATTTTATGAAACCAATTACCAACACCGTTAGGAGTTGAAAGAACAATGGCACGTCCACCGGTTGACAATGTGTTAAAGCAAGAAGTCCAAATGTCTTCGGCTTCATCAATAAATGCCGCCTCGTCAATAATCAAAAGACTCAATGCTTTTGAACGTCCTGCGTCTCTTGATGATGAAGTAGCGGCAACTTGAGAACCATTTTCAAAACGAAGTGACATATGGTTGTTGGTGGTTTCCTTAACTTTCAACCATGATGGTAAGTGTTCGTTAGCAAAACGAACCTTGGTTACAATTTCTTTTGAAACTTCTTGTTTGATTGAAATAATCAAGATACTCTTATCACTGTTGAAAATTGATAACCATAGAGAATAAGCGGCGACCAACGTGGTAATACCCAATTGACGAGATTTGAGGATTAGAAGAAAACGGTCATCATGAAAATGCTGCATGGCATCTTCTTGAAATGGAAACAAATCAAATGGAATTGTTCCTCTATTTGGGTGTTGAATCTTTACATACTTACGCATGAAATAGATTGGGTCTTCCATGCATTTCTTCGTTTCTTCACGGATTACGTCTCGTAGATTTGGGGTATTTGCCATATTAAACTGCTAATGTTAATTCAAAGTCTTTTATCTCTTTATCAATTTTTTGTAACTCTGCATCAACTTTTACCAAGTCTGCTTTAGCATCTTCCAACCACTGTGGATTCGATGTTCCTGAAAACACAATTTCTTCAAATTTACCATCACCTAGAGGAACAGTCTCTTTGATTTTGCCTGTCTCCTTACTCAAAAAGTCTATGGATTCCAAAACTTTATTTCTAAAGTCTCTTAATGCTCCACGATGATTTCTTAAAACTTTCATCTTTTCGTATTCTTCCCATTTTCCATTTGTTCTATAAATCATCTCTTCTGCTTCGAGACATTCATAACACATTTGAGTTTTTGGAAACACTTTTTGGTCTAGTCTATCACCATACAGTCTGACATTGGTTCCACACTTAGAACATTTCCACATACTGTTTATAGCATCAAGCAATGGTGTGTCGCAAGAATTAAGTTGAACATTTCTTCCTTTTTTTCTTTGCCATTTTCTACCCTTGGAATCTTCCCAAGTCTCACCTTCTTTTCTTGCTGCCGATTCTGGAGTATAACCGACTTGTATAAATGGGTTCTCCCCATCTACCACCTGTTCAATTGTTTTTAAATTCCACTTACGTCTAGCCATAAATTAATCCTTTGTATTATATAGTTCACAGAATGTTGTCATTTTATTTATAATAACATGAGTTTATGGACTTGTTTCTGTTGTCTTAACACCAGCCACCCAATAAATTTTTCGACCTGCTAAGGTATCGTATTCTGATGTTAGGGATTTTCTTGTAGTAATTGTGGTGGCTAATCTATTAGTTCCATCACCCAAGGAGAGATATAAATATTGACTATCACCATTGATATCAACTATTGGGTCAAATACCAAAGCACCATCAGCTCTCACTGATACCAATCTACTTTGACTTATTGCTGGTGCGCCTGGTCTAGCAATTATATTTGGAAGATAGATATCGCCGGCCTGAACGATGATACTCTGTGATACATACAAACTACCTGATACGTGCAAATCTTGATATCCACCACCGCCAGGGATGTATGGAACCAATGTGCTTCCTGATGGGTCGAAGTTTTGGAAAGCATATAAATCAGAGTAAAGCAAATTGTTATTTATATCAAACAATTCGGCTTTGATTTCAAAAGTTTCATTTGCTACACTAATTGGCCACGGTATCTTTGTCGAATAAATGTCAGGAGAAAATCCATCGTCACCATAAACGCTTATAGAGACGTTTTTAAGATAGGCATTACAAAGAGTTGGAACAATCACCAACGTTCCATAAAAATCATTCTGTGGAGTGTAGAATGTGTATGAATCTGTAAAATCGGCAATCGAACCACTTTGACTGGCATATATTTCAGCAATCTTTACACCAAAATTTTGATTGTAAGTTGATTCTAATGCTGCGTTTGGATGTGAACTTGTGATGTAAAAAGCCAATGTAGCACCGGTTTCCGATTGGACTTTTTGAATGACTGTTGATATATCAATTGAATACTGGACGTTGCCATTAAACTCCATGAAGTTTGAATCATATGATGACCCCGATTCTGCTAAAACTTCGGTTTCATTAAATGGAACATACTGAGCCGTTCTGTTTATAAATGATGAATCATTTTTAACTATCAAATAATCATTGCCAGGCGGCGGTGTTGGCGAAGATACTAACATACTATCCACAGCATAACTTGGAGTATGAGTTAATGAAATATTATTTGAACTTGTAAGCCAGTAACGTGAAATGTGGGCATCGTTGTAAAATTTACCTAATAAATCATAGTATTTGTTCTGTGTTAGAGAGTCTATCAATACTTGATTTGGTTCGATTGGTTCGTCGGCAATCACAGAATAATCTGCGTTAGACAACATACTCTTTCTGTATATTTTATGTCTAGCAACGTAACCGGAAAATGCTCTGATGTTTGTGTAAGACACATCGGCATAAGATTGTTTGACAACATATTCTACACCACCGATGATTGTAGTTTGATAACTGGCCGTAGAATTATTGTAATTGATGAATGGATAGTCAACAGAAAAGTCGGCATCAACGATGTTTGTTACAGTTTGATTACCGTATCCATCCAAATAGTAATATGGTCGGTCAATCTGAATTGTTGTATTGTTGATAACATTTTTGATTGAATATGAAGCTGTCTGTGATACAGGAACATTATTGGTTGATA